TTATAGGTAATGGATCAGGATTAACTAATATTCCTGGTACCGCAGTAGTAGGAATTAGTGCAAACCGTTTATCTTCAGGTTCTGTTACAGCATCTGTTGATATTGGGGTAAATAATACTTTTAGATTAATTAATCCTAATGGTATATTATTTAATATTGGTTCATTTGGTACTGTAGGTGTTTTAACAACATCTTCATTTTATACTTTCCAAGTATCAGGTTCAGGACAATTTACTAATGGATTATTTGTTACTGGAGGTTTAGCGTTATCAGGTTCATTATCAGCAGGTTCTGTTAATTTAACAGGATCCTTTAATGTATCAGGTTCAACAAATATTAAATCATCAGGATCTAATGTATTTTCAATAGATGGTGTAACAGGAAGATTATTTCAAGTAGATGACAGTTTTACTGGTTCTTTATTTTCAGTAAATACAGCAGCTGGTTTACCAGTTATGAATGCTACCTCAGATTATATTGTTACAATGGGTAGATTTAACAATCCAGGGTTAACAGTATCTAGTTCAGCCGTTATTGTAGCCACTAGTTCAGCTGTTCCTTCAGGTTCAGGTAGAGAAGGAGAATTTAGATTTTTTAGAACAGGTAGTAGTTATTTACTATATGCTTATTTAGGGGGTGCTTGGAGATCAAGTTCATTAGTATAAAATTATGGCTTTTAGTATAGGTCCTCCCTCAATTATAGGTAATAATTTAATACTTTATTGGGATGCTTCTAATCCTAATTCATACCCAGGAACTGGTACTACAATTTATGACTTATCAGAAAATGGTAATAACGGTACATTAGTAAATGGAGTATCATATAATTCATCAAACGGTGGTGTATTAGTATTTGATGGAAATGATGATTATGTTTTTAGTAATACTCCTAATTTAACATCTAGTAATTATACTGTAATGGGTGCTGCTAGATATAGTGGAGCTACTAGAGGAAGAATAATTAATGCTACATCAAATAACTGGTTAATGGGTCATTGGAATAATTCTACTGAAAACTATTATGCTGAAGGATGGGTATCATCAATTCAAGCTGGTACTAGTGATACTAACTGGAGAATATATGCAAGTAATGGAAACATCTCAGGTGATAGTTATGGATTTTATGTAAATAATAATTTTGTAGTTCAAAATAATGGTGGTTCTGCTGGTCCTAATGGTATAACTTTAGGTAGATATGCGCCAGGTTCATCAGAATATAGTACAGCTCAATTTAGTTTTTTATTAATATATGATAGAATAATTACAACTACAGAAATGACTCAAATTTTTAACATGAATAGAGGGAGGTTTGGAATATAAATTATGGGAAGAATTTCAGGAGGACCACCACTAATTGTAGATAATGGTTTAACATTTTCTATAGATGCTATAGATACTACATCTTACCCTAGATTAGGAACTACAGTATATAATGCTGTAGATTTAACAACAACAGGAACTTTTGGAAGTACAGTTAGTTGGAATTTAAATAATTATTTTGTTTATGGAGGTGGTGGATTTATAAGTTTAAATAAAAATGCTACTGGTTTAGGAATGTATGATGCAAGTTATACAGCAGAAGCTTGGGTTTATCCTTCTCAAAGTTTAGTAGGAGATAGAGGAATATTTGGTGATGGAGGTGCTTCTATAAGACAAGGTTTACATTTAATGTTTCGAGATGGAACTATATATCAAGGTCATTATGGTAGTCCTCCATCATATGATTTTCAAGCAGGTACTGTAGCTTTAGATAACTGGTATCAAATTGTTTATACTTATAATGTATCTAACGGTGCTTGCCAAATATATAAAAATGCTGTATTACAAGGATCAGGTACAATACAGTCTTATATAGGAACTACTAATATAAATTTAGGGGTTGGTTATGGTGGTGCTGGTTTTTTTATAGGATATCAAGCTATTTATAGATTATATAATAGAGCACTTACTCAAGCAGAAATAACACAAAACTTTAATGCAAACCGATGGAGGTTTGGAATATAAATAATTATGTCAGTACAATTTTCAAATCTTTTACTCCCTGTTACAAGTAATTTAGTTCTTTTATTAGATGCTAGTGATAGAGATTCCTATCCTGGTACAGGAAATACATGGTTTGACCTGTCAGGATTTGGACATAATGCTATAAAAACATCAGATGTAAATTCCCCACAGTGGAATTCATTAGGATATTTTAATTTTTCAGCAGGTACTATAGGAAATAATGCCCAATTTATTATTACAAATACTCCAACATTAACTAATTTAACTCAACAAACAGTAGTTTTAATTCATACTTTACAAACTAAAATATTAGCTAGTGGAGATACACCGTGGATGGCTTTATATAGTAAAAAAGACCCTGACCAAAGAGTAGCAGTTTCAATAAATCAAACAGGACCTGGTTCTAGTTTAAGATATTTACATATAGAAACCCCAACAGCTTTTAACTCATCACCTGATTTATATACTAATTATACAGGAGATAAATATTATTTTACTGTAGCTAGAATTGGTGCTTCTTCCTCTCAAGGATTTTTAAATGGAGTACAAGTATCAAGTGATGCTTTAACAACAACAGGTAATTCTCAAGATATAGTAATAGGAGGAGATGGTAATGATGAAATGTTTAGAGGTAAAATGGGAGTTGTATCTTTATATAATAGAGCTTTATCTAATAGTGAAATAGTTAGTTTATACAATTATTATAAACTTAGATTTAATTATGATTAAATTGTGTTTGTTTTAATATTTATGACAAACAACGTCTATGGCTATTAACGATAAACTATCTAAACCCGGTTTAATACCTGTTAAGGTAGAAAATCAAGGTAGTTTAATCACAACCCAAGTTAATAAAATTAACTTTACTGGTTCTGGTGTAACCGCTTCCATAGGTCAATTTAATGATCTAACAGTATTAATTACAGGTGGGGGTGGTTCGGGTATTAGTTCATCATATGCCTTATCTGCTTCTTACGCTGCTACAGCCTCATATTTTTCAGGTAGTATAAGTAATGCTGTATCCTCATCTTATGCTTTAACAGCCTCATATTGGAGTGGAAGTATATTAAATGCTACAAGTGCTTCATATGCTGCAAACGGTGGAGTGACTCAATTACTTGCAGGAGCAAATATTAGTTTATCACCAACTAATGGTTTAGGACAAGTAACAATTACATCAACTGGTGGATCAGGTGGAACAGGAAATACAGCAACCGGTTCATATGGATCATTTTACGATACAACTACTCAAACGAACCCCGTTGGTAATGTCCCTCGTTCAATGTCTCTTAATACAACAGACATTACAAACGGAGTATCAATATCAGGATCAACAAATCCGTTCAATACTTATATTAAAACAACAAATGCTGGGGTATATAACATACAATTCTCAGCACAGTTAGATAAAACAGATAGTGGAACAGATGAGATAGTAATTTGGTTAAGAAAAAATGGAAGTGATTTAACAGATACCGCTACTACTGTAACACTGGTAGGCAACAATGCTAAAAATGTAGCAGCTTGGAACTGGTTTGTAAACTCAGCAGCTAATGATTACTATCAAATCATATGGCAATCTCCTGATACTAATGTAAGATTGTTTGCAGAACCTTTAGACGGGCATCCTGGTATTCCTTCTGTAATAGTAACAGCAAATAGAGTAGATCAATTTCTAAGTAATACAGGTTCATTCTCAGGATCATTCACAGGATCATTTGTAGGATTATTTACAGGTTCATTATTAGGCACTAGTTCTTGGGCTGCGTCGGCTTCGCAAGCCATATCATCATCGTTTACACTAAACGCTATTAGCGCTTCATATGCGCTAAGTTCATCATTTGCTACTACCGCTTCTTATGCTTATTCTGCCTCTTATGAAATAATTAAAGAAGAAAGTTCTTCATTTGCAGACACTGCTTCTTATGTTAATCCTTTATCTCAAAGTGTTTTAATTACTGGTAGTTTAGGATTAACAGGTAGTTTAAATATCTTCAAATCAGGTTCTACTGTAGTAGATATACAAGGTTCAACTGGACAATTATTTTCTATTACTGATAGTTTAACTGGAAGTTTATTTTCAGTTAATACAGTAGCTGGTTTACCTATTATTGAGGCATTTTCAGATAATACTGTAAATATAGGTAAGTTCGGAGTTTATCCCATTAAAGTAGCAGCTACAGGTACATTAGCTATAATTACAGGATCAATTACTGGTAGTTTTACAGGATCACTTTTAGGTACATCCTCTTTTGCTACTACTGCTTCTTGGGCTTTAAATTCTAGATTATTAAACGGTACTGCCTCTAGTGTATTTGCAACCACAGGATCAAATATATTTTTAGGTAATCAAACAATTACAGGTTCAACCAATATTAGTGGTGCTTTTAATTTAGTAGGAGATATAAATGCTTCTTCTAATAATATAGTATTAAATTCCCCATCAATAGCATTACCAGGATTAGCATTACCATATACACCCTCACCTACCGTCCGTACAGTATTATTTGATACCGCTAATAATGTATTATTTGTTACTTCATCTTTACCTGGTGGAGGAGGATCAGGATTAGCAGATAGAATACAAACAGGTTCTATTACAGCATCAGTAGCTATTGGTTCAAATCCTTTATATCCTCATTTTTTCTTACTACAATCAGCATCTAGAGAGTTGCTTAAATTTAACACTGAAGGAGTAATGCAATTGGAAGCTTACTACACAACTCCAACTCCTATAACAGGAGGCATATATTATTCGGCTTCTGGTGAATTTTTCTTTGGATCATAATATGTATAATATATAAATAAATCATGGCAAGTTGGAAAAAAGTCATAGTCTCAGGTAGTGATGCGGTATTAAACTCATCTACAGTTGGTACAAATCAAGTAATAACTACCACTCAAGCAACAACAAAATTATCAGGTTCATTTACAGGTTCATTTATTGGTGATGGTACTGGTATTACTGGTATCACAGCTACTGGTTTGAATATCCCAGGAACAGTAACTTCTATTACAGATCAACCATTTGTAGTTTCAGGTGCTGCTGCTCTTCAAAAGATTAGTTTTGTAAACATAATGAATCAATTAACAGGTAGTTCCAATTCTGGTATTACTATGTTATCAACTCAAAGTTTATTGTTAGATACTGGTTCTACTCATTTTACAAATGGTGTTAGAGGAAAAGTATCAGCAGTATCTTATTTAGCTTATAACTCTTCAACTGGAGTATTTACTTTTGATAGTGGTTCATACGGTACTTTTGCAGCAGGTAATGGTTTAACATCAACAAATGGTGTTTTAGCAGTAGGTGCTGGAGATGGTATTTCAGTTGCCGCTGATGCTGTATCATTAAATACTAGTTCTAATCACTTTATTAATGGAGTAGATAATGAAGTCTTTAAATCTGCTAATTTCGTAGATAGTGCTTATATTGATTTTACAGTAACAGCAGGTACCTCAGTTACTGCTGTTATTATTTCTGGTAGTATTCAAAATGGTCATTTAGCAAATAGTGCTGTAACTGTTGGTACAACAGCTATCCCATTAGGAAGCTCAGCTACTACAATTGCTGGTATTACTAGTTTAACAGCAACAAATATTACCAGTTCAAATGTTTCAGCTTCAGGTACTTTAACAGGAAACGCTGTTACTGCTGTTGGTAATATATCAACAACAACAGGAAATATTACAGCAGCAAATGGTTATATTACAGCAGGTAGCCCAGCAGGTGCTCCAAATACACCAGGATCAGTTCAAGGTCAAATAGGTTTCTTTAATGCAATTACTTCAACAGGAACTGCTACTTTAGATAGTGCTAATATAACAAACAATTTAACAGTTGGTGGTGATTTAAGAGTAAATGGTACAGCATCCTTTATTAACAGTACTAACGTTTATGTTAAGGACCAATTTATATTATTAAATAGTGGATCTTCAACATTAGCAGACTCAGGTATTGTTGCTGCTTATAGTGCATCAGGTGTAGGTTCGGCTTTCTATTTAGAAGCCCTTTCAGGTACATATGGTAGATGGGGTATTGCTTTTAACGTATCAGGTACAGCAACTACTGTAACTCATGATTCTTATATGGTAGCTGTTTCACAATCTGCAGGAGCACCATCTCCAACACCAACATGGGGTGGCGCTACTTATGGATTTGGTAATATGCATGTTGATTCAAATACAGGAGATATATTCATTTATTCTTAATAATTAAATTATGGGTTTTTTTAGTAATACTTCTGCTGGTACAACATCAACAGAACCAATTAATATAAGTTCTGATGTAAACAATTTAACTAAAGAAGAGATTGCTTTGATTATCAATTTAATTAAGCAATCTTCTTTTCAAGGAGAACATATTGAACTTCTTTATAATTTAGTTTTGAAATTGCAAAATCAGTATTTATCTTTGGATAAATAATAAGTTATTATGCAATATCCTTTAGAATTTTCAATTGACGAAATATCATTACTTCGTCAATCACTAGATTTAATTACAATTTCTGGTAAATCAGCTAAATTAGTAGCTGGTATGCAAGATAAATGTGATGAAGCTCTATTTCAAATACAAATGAATATTCAAATGCAAGAACAAGAGCGTATTCAAGCTGAACAAGAAAAACAAAAACAATTAGAAGCATTATTAGCAAAAGAAGCTAAAAAAACTTCAAGAACATCTTCTTAATATTTATAATTATGAGCAATTTAATAACAACAGCAGAAGATTATTTAAATAAATACATAAACGATTTTGATCCATATCGCGTTCCAACATATGTTTTATGGCAATACAAAAACGATAGAGGAGAAATTGTTGAAACAAAATCAGTAATGCAAAGTACTATGAGCGATAACGATATTTTGAATAATTTAAAATATTATTCTAATATTAATGAGTTTGTAGGATTTGTTGATACACCTCCATTTACTGATTAATATTTATTATTAATATTATTGGCCCGAAAGGGAAGTGGGCAACACAATTGTTGTAACCAACCATAATAAAAAACATGCCAAACTGGAAAAAATTAATAACATCAGGTTCTGCGGCTATTTTATCCAACGTAACCGCATCTTCATATACAGGATCATTTACTGGATCCTTTTCAGGAACTTTTACATCAGCTTCTTTTGCTAGTACATCATCTTTTGTTAATACATTAAATCAAAGAGTATTAATTACAAGTAGTGCTGCTATAGGAACATCTAGTTTAGGTCCATCTGAAAATACTTTAACTTTAGGAGCACGTGATACTTCAAATGAAGGAGGACAAATAGGATTTAATGCCCCAGGAGGAACTTACACTTCAGCTTCGTTTATTGATCTGTATCAAAACAGATTAAGAATATTAAAAGGTACGAATGCCGGTAGTACTGCTGAAGTTGCTAACTGGAGTATGCATACTCTACAAATGTCATTACCTGCATATACTAGCACAGGAGCATTTCCAGGAACATCAGTAGCAAATTTAGAAGTAGATTCTGGTGGTAATATAATAACAACTGCACCTGTTACCCCAGTTCCAGGATATACAGGTATTGTTACTATTGTCGGTAATCCTCCAGGTCAACAAAACCTAGATTTTCAAAATGGTATTTTAGTAAACGTTTTCTAATCAATTTAATTATATTTATAACATATGGCTATTCAAGCAACATCGAATTTTAGTTACAATTTTGCAACATATACAAATCCTTATTTTAGAATTGTAACACATTTACCCGTTTCAGGACAAAATACACCAGTAGATTGTTTTATGTATTCCTCACAAGAAGCATATTCCTCAGGTTCAGGATATTTAAATTGCTTTCCTTTTTATGTAAATAATACTTCTGCCTCTATTGATAATAATGCTTCTAATGTAGTAAATAAATATTTATTGTTTGTTACAGAACAAATTACAGGATCATTGGAGACTATGTCTCCAGGAACTACATTTAATATTACCGAAATCCCAACCGAATAAAAATAACGTTATAAAATATATGGAACCAGTTACATTAACTATCGAAGAAGTTGAAAAAGTAAAAAGTTTTCAACAAAAAAACAATGAATTAGTTACCTATTTAGGTCAACTAGAGTTACAAGTGCTTAATTTGCAATTAGCAAAAGACAATATCAAACAAGATATTGCTTCTATGAATGAAGAACAAAATTCTTTTGCACAAGAAATCCAATCCAAGTATGGTGAGGGGCAAATTGATATTGAAAAAGGTATTTTTATTCCTTTTCCATCCGTTAACGCCTAATTTTAACTAATCAAATATCAAAGCACCTCTAAATGGGGTGCTTTTTTATTTAATATTTATTATAAATGGGAGAAAAAACTACAGTTAATAAATCTATTGACACTTTTATAGTAGGTCAGGTAGAACAAATTAACTGGGATGAAGCTAATTATAATTGGGATACTTTTTATGCTGATGAATATTATTCCAAATATATAAAAGCTGAATTTGGAGTAGATGTACCTGGTCCACCATACGAAGTACTTTGGGACCATGCTATATTATTAACTATTGGTTTTCCTTCAGGATTTGATTTTCAAGATCAACAAACTGGTAAGAAAAAGAAGAAGAAGAAAATTAAGTTAATATTTATGATAGACGACTTGACTAAAGTTTTTGAAAAAGAAAAACAAGACCAAGTTAAAGTAACATTTAAAAACCAAGTAGAAAACCAACTATCCGAGCAATTCGGTCAAAAAGTAATATTAGAAGATGTTCAAATTATACACAGATAAGAACAATACCTTTAAATGTAAGGTAGCTATTGAAGGAGCTAATGAAAAAACAGCAGTAGCTCGTTTAGTAATTGAAGGTGAATCTCATAACCTTATGTTTGATGGTAAAATCAAAGAAGGTGTTTGTGAGGTAAACATTGGTAAATTTAAAAACTTTGATAGTTTTAAATCTAAAGGACAAGTTAAATTAGAGGTTATTGCTGATGATACTTATTTTACTCCGTGGAAGTCAGAATATATCCTTGAACAATCTAGAGTAGTTACTGTAGAAATGATAGAAGAGGAAGAAGCTTCTTTAAAACCACTTGTGGAAGTAACAGAGGTTTCGTACATTGATGATACTCCTAAAGTTGATTCTATAAACCACGGAGAAAAAATATTTAGAAAATTAGTTAAAGAAAACATAGATATTAAAAAGTATAAATCACTTGATACTATGTTAAAACAAAATGTTCAAGCAAAACGTGTTTTAAAAAACTATATTTCTGAAAACAAACTCTCTGAAAAATCATTAGAATCAACTTTAGAATATCTTGTAGATAAATTTTAAGTTGATTAACAAATGTCCATAGCAAATTTTTCAGGTTCATCCATAAGTAATACCTATCAACGTGTTGTACAAACCGATGGTACTTATTTAGCTGATGGTACTGGAAGTATTATTTCCTTGCTTAATATAACTAGCTCAATAGCTATTTCTTCATCATATTCAAATTATGCTGTTACTGCTTCTTATTTAGAAAATTATATTCCACCCTTTCCTTACACAGGATCAGCAGAAATAACAGGTTCTCTAAAGGTTATAGGACCTTTTACAGCCTCTTCTGCCCTGGTAACAGGTAATGTTGTTGTATTAGGAACAGCCTCAATAAATACTCTAGTAGTAAATCAGACTCAATTATCTACTGGTTCTAACCAGTTAGGTGATGCAGCTAATGATTTTCAAACTTTATTCGGTACTGTAAGAATACCAACTGGTAGTTTGACTATAACAGGATCGGCACTAATAAGTGGATCTGGTAGAGCATTAGAGGTATATGGTATGACTCAGTTTTATGGTAATGTATTAGCACCTGGTTTAGCTACTATTCCTAATGTAGCTAATAAAACTCTTTATTTTGATGAGGACAATGGAAATATTTACGTTGGACCTACTTTTACCGAATCTGATACTCTAAATACAGTTACTAACCGAGGAAATACTACAAACAATAATATAACTGTTGGTAATTTAACAGCAAATACCGGTAGTTTTAGAACCGGTTTAACAATAACAGGTTCATTAGCTATTACATCATCAGGAACAGGCTCATCACTTCAAATTTACAAATCAGGTTCTACAGTAGTAGACATACAAGGTTCTACAGGACAGTTATTTTCAATAACAGACTCCCTTACTGGTTCTTTATTTTCAGTAAATACGGTTGCTGGTTTACCAGTAATAGAAGCATTTTCTGATAATACAGTTAACATTGGTAAATTTGGTACTTATCCTATTAAAGTAGTTGCTACAGGTACTTTAGCATCTATTACTGGTTCAATAACTGGTTCATTTACTGGTAGTTTATTAGGAAGTGCTACTAGTGCATCTTATGCTGCTACAGCTTCATTTGTTAATCCATTAACACAAAGCGTATTAATTAGAGGATTAGGAACAACCTCAGCAACTACAGCATTTTTAGTACAAAATAGTGCAGGTTCAACTAATGCTCAAATATATGATGATGGTCAATGGTTTATTGGAACAGGAAATATACGAATAACAGGAGAATCTGGTAATTTTAAATTTGATACAGCAGCCGGTAATGTTGCAAATATAGGACATTGGGGAATCAATTTTCAACCACTAGGGTATAGTACAAAAGTTTCTATATCTAATATTATAAGTATTACTGGTTCTGTTTATGCTAGTGGTTCTCAAATTATTAATGGTAATGTAATAATTGGCGGTACTACAGATTTAGGATATAAACTTCAAGTATCTGGTTCTGGTAATTTTAACAATAATTTAACAGTAACAGGATCATTTACAGCAATTGGATCTGCTTTTATTTCAGGAAGTGATAATATTATAAGACCTAATGCTCTTATAGGAGGAGTATCAGACAATACCGTTATTACAGAAGATAATGTTTTTGGAAGAGGTTTTATGGGGATAGGTACTACTATAGCTCCTGGAGCATCAGGAAATCGCAATCTTAGAATTATAACACCTACTGATGGTGGTAGTGGAACAATAAGTATAGGATATTGGAAATTTGGTGTAGGAGCATTTTGGAATAGAGCTTTGTCTATTAGTAATTCACCTTCTATTCCTCATTTAATGTTGCAACCTGATGCCGGTAATACAGTTATAGGAACTTCAACTGATATTGGGGCTGAATTAGGTATTAGAGGTTCTGGTACTACATCAGCTACAACAGCATTGCGAGTTGAAAATTCATCAACAACAGCAAGATTAACAATACTAGATGATGGAACTTCTGCTTTTAATACAAGCCAATTATTTATAAGTTCAAGTGGTAATACTGGAGTAAGTACTTCATCTCCGAGGGTACGTTTACAAGTAGGAGATAAAGTTATAGATGACAATGGATATACTTATGATTCAGGTAGTGCAATGATTATTCATCCTACTCAAACATCAGCTACTGTATTAAATGATCCTAAGGAAGTTTTAGTTTTAGCACGTCAAGGACTAGCAGGACAAGCTTTTGGTGCTGCCGCAGCATTAGAAATTTCTCGTTACGAAAATCCAGGAACAAATTCTAGAACAAGATTAGATTTTAAATTAGCCCATGATTCATTTATAGGATTTAGTAATCGTGTAATGACTATGTTATCTAATGGTAATATAGGTATTGGAACAACATCTCCCACAGCAAGATTAGAAATAAAAGGAGCAGGAACAACTTCCGCTACCAAAGCATTAACTATTCAAAATGCTAGCTCAACACAAGTAGCAACAGTTGATGATACCGGAAGAATATTTACTGGAGGAGTTGATAGCGGTAGTGCTTCTGATAGACTTGTTATACAAAATGATTTCTGGTCCTCTATATTTTTAGATGCTGGTTTACCTGGAGAAGCAGGTCATAAAGTTGGAATTATATCCAGGAGAGATTATGGTCAACCCTTTTATATAGAATTAGGATCTGGTGGAAATAGAGTCTTAGATTCATTTGAAGGAGGAGCAGGATTACAAGTTCCTTCTGTTCTTACCCAAGGTGTAAGAACATGGCAATCTTTAGAAACTAATGGAAGTTATCATCATATTCATTCACCATTTGGCTCATGGCCTTCTGGTATAAAATTAACAAACCCAACCACTAATACAGGATCTACAGATGGTGTTTATATGGGTTTATGGACATCAGGGGTTGATGCTAGATTATGGAATTATGAAACAACAGGTAAATGGGATATTGGTGTAGGTAATATTACACAAGCAACAGTAACAACATCATCAGTAACCATTAATAGTGTATTAACCTTAACTCCACAAAACCCACTCCCAACATCAGGTGTGCCAACAGGAAGTTTTGCTGTATCTTCATCAACTCCTCCTAAACCATATTTTTGGGATGGAACTAGTTGGAATGCTTTATATTAATAAAAAATATTTATAATTATGCCTGAAATATATGATAATAGAGAATTTATGATCTTTGCTGTTAGCGAATTAGATCAAATTGATTTTACCCAAGTTTGTGAAACATCTATAGATACTGTTCGCAAATCAGTAGATGAAACAAAAACATTTGTAAAATGGGATGGACCAATTCCTTACTGTGTTGCAAATTTAACTACAAAAGAAGGACCTTATACTTACGAGGAAATTTTAGTTATTTTAGCAGGACCAGAATGGACTGATCCTAATCCACCATTCGGAATGAGAACCATTTAATTATGCCCGTACACGGAGGACCAAATACAGTAGAAACAGGATTAGTACTATCCTTAGATGCAGCCGATAAAAATTCTTATCCTGGGTCTGGGACTACTTGGTATGATTTATCAGGAAATAATAATTCTGGATCTTTAACTAATGGGCCAACTTTTAATACTGGGTCGTTGGGTAGTATTGTATTTGATGGAACTAATGATTATGTTGATTGTGGTAATCCTTTAATCCTTAGACCTTCTACATTTACCTTAAGTTCTTGGGTGTATAATACCGATAGTGATGGAAGACAACAAGGTATCTTTTGTAGTTACTCAGAATTATTAGTAGCTGGTTTTTTCTGTCAATTATGGAACAACCCACATAAAGTTAGATATGTGGTAGGAGCAAACACAGGCAGTGGAGCTGGATTATACATTGATATAACTGGAACTACAACAATTAATATAAATACATGGTATCAAATTTCTATAACTTATGATGGTCTTAATATGAAAAGCTATGTTAATGGAGTTCTTGATATTAATACAACTTGGTCTAGCGGTGTGGGGTATGATGCTGTAAATAATAAAGTAATTGTCGGTGGAACTTATACTAAAACATCTGGTGTTGTTGCTCCTTTTAAAGGAAATATAAGTAATTCTATAATGTATAATCAATCACTCTCAGCCCAAGAAATCCTCCAAAACTACAACGCACAAAAAGCACGCTTTGGACTATAAAAATATTTATCATAAATGAGTTATTCAAACGGACCAACCATAGTAACAAACGGATTAGTACTAGTATTAGATGCTGGTGACAGAAATTCATATGTTTCTGGTTCTACTACATGGAGGGATTTAGCAGGAATTTATAATGGAACATTAAATAATGGACCTACTTTTGATACTGGGTCGTTAGGGTCAATTGTACTTGATGGAACAAATGATTCTATTACTTGTAATACAAATAGTATAACATCTAATGCATTAACCTTTACAATAATAATTAATAGATACAATAACGGAACTCAAGGAACAGGATTAGTATTTAATAGAGGAGGAGGAGGAAGCACAACAGGAATGAACTTGTTATACCCAACACCTACAGGAATCGGATATCATTGGAATGATGATCCTAATACATATCTTTATGATCCTGGAATACCAATTCCCCTTAATACATGGTGTTTTTGTTGTGTTTCTGTGAATCCAACACAATCTATTTTTCAAGTAAATAATAATGTTGTTGTACGTTCGTATACAAATGTAACAGCAAATACAACTGTGGGAACTAATCTTATGATAGGTACAGATTATACTATAGGTAGATATGTTAATGCAAAAATAGCATATGCTAGTATGTACAATCGAGCGCTTTCACAAGCAGAAATTCAACAAAATTTTAACGCCTTAAAAGGTAGATTCGGATTATAATATGGCAACACAATACGCAAATGGAAGAATAGTTACAGACGGTCTAATTTTATCCCTAGATGCCTCAGACCAAAATTCATATACATCAGGTTCTACTACGTGGAGAGATTTAGCAGGATCAAATAATGGAACATTAACAAATGGTCCTACCTTTAGTTCTGCTGGAAATGCATCATCAATTGTGTTTGATGGGTCGGATGATTATGTTAATTTACCAAATGGGTTATTATCTGGAACTAGTGACTTTACAATAATTCAGTGGGTTCAATCTAATGGTGCTGGTGTTGGAACTACCTTTGGTAATTATAATTCTGGTAATTTACAATTTGGGTGGTCCAATTCTTATGTTTTTTTATGGTTAGATAATAGCAGTGCATATGCTTCTACTAGTAATTTCACAACATCAATTACTATGATTGCTGGAAGAAGAATTGGAACTACAACTAACTATTTAAAAAATGGAATAGTAATAAGTACAGGCAGTTCAAATGCTTCAATAGGGAATTCAAATTCAAACTTTAGAATTGGAACTAACTCTACTACTAACGAACAATATAATGGAAAAATTTATACAACAATGGTTTACAATAGAGGGCTTTCTAATGCGGAAATCCTACAAAACTATAACGCTCAAAAAGGAAGATTTGGTTTGTAATATTTATTATAAATGGCAACACTATCAAAAACAGGTATAACAACAGGAGCTACAATCCAAGTAGGTCATATTACTCAATCTATTGATGCTTTTACAGGTACTTATGCTTATGATTTAATCATTTCTGGAACGTTAAATGCCACAGGTTCTGTTATTACAGGTAGTATATCACATGCTACTAGTGCCTCTAGAGCAATAAATGTACAAATTTCAAATACAGTAGCAAACCAAGGTTATACAATTCCATATTTAGCATCTACTGGCTCTACATTAACAGGTTTATATTATTCTGCAACTGGTCCTGTATATAATCCTGTAACCGAAAGATTATTAACAACATCTTCTTGGTCTGTATCTTCATCATATGCTTTATCGTATGCTACTCCAACTCAAATAGATAGCGTTGTTTATCCTAGTGGATCTCCTTCAATTCCAAGTGCTAATTTAAAAATGATTGCTGGTGCCTCTAAAACAGGAACTCCAACACCAACAGTTGCTATTAATATTACTCAAATTAGTGGTAAAACATTAGGAACAAATTGTTTTGTAACAGCAACCGTTTCTGGAAGTGGAGCTAGTTCTATAGTAGTAAATAGTTTAGTAGCAAGTACTTTAACTTTTGAATCCCAAAGTCCAGGAACTGATTTTCATTATCATATAATGTATTATTAAAATATAATATATTTATACATAAAGGTTTTTATTAATTGTTATAAGTGTAACAACTTTTGAATTTTTTTATCATATTTATAACAGAATAAAAACTAAAGAAAATGGCAGAAACATTAATATCACCTGGTGTACTTGCGAGAGAAAACGACCAGTCTTTCATCACTCAACAACCAGTAACTGTAGGAGCAGCAATTATAGGTCCTACTGTAAAAGGTCCTGTTGAAATACCAACAGTAGTTACCTCATACAGTCAATTCCAAAACATTTTTGGTACAACTTTCGTAAGTGCTAGTGATACTTACACATATTTAACATCAATCACTGCTTACAATTATTTCCAAAACGGGGGAGAAAGTTTGTTAGTTGCTCGTGTAGTAAGTGGTTCTTACACTTTTGCTTCATCATCAGCTATTTCAGCTTCTTCTTTAGCATCAACCCAACCCGCTTTAGTATTAGAAACTATTTCTAAAGGTGCTATTATGAATAGTACTTCTTCAGAAGGTACTAATGGTCAATTAGCAAGTGGTTCATCTGATAATATTAGATGGGAAATTGTAAATGCTAGTACTTCTTCAGGTACATTTGATTTATTAATCAGACAAGGTAATGATTTAACAAATTCTAAAACTGTATTAGAAACTTGGACTAACTTATCATTAGATCCTAAAGCTCCTAATTTCATTTCTAAAGTAATTGGTGATTATACTTTTAATTATAACTCAACTACTAACCAAATTGAAGTTTCTGGTTCTTTTCCAAATGCTTCTTCTTATGTAAGAGTTAAATCAGTTAATTTATTAACTCCTGATTATTTTGATAATAACGGTACTCCTAAAAATCAATTTACATCTTCAATTCCATTATCCGCTAGTGGTTCATTTGGTGGAGCTGTAGGTACTTTTGGAGCTGCTAACATGTACCAAGCTATTACTAATACAAATACTCAAGGTTTAGTTAGTGGTAGTTATACTAACATGGTTAACTTATTATCAAATGCTGATGATTACAAATTTAACGTAATATTAACTCCTGGATTAATTGATTCATTACATACTGGAGTTTGTACTTCAATCATTTCAAACACTCAAAACAGAGGTGATAATATTTATGTACTTGATTTAGTAGCTTATGGAACAGCAGCTGCTTCTTCTGTAGTTGCTCAAGCTGCTACTCGTAATACTTCATATGCTGCTTCATATTGGCCTTGGGTTCAAGTACAAGATCCTGATTTAGGTAAAAACGTTTGGGTTCCTGCATCAACTGTAATAGGTGGTGTTTATGCTTTCAACGATAAAGCAGCTGAACCTTGGTTTGCACCTGCAGGTATTAACAGAGGTGGATTAGGACAAGTAATTAGAGCAGAACAAAAATTACCTCAATCAAGCCGTGATGTATTATATAATGGTAAAGTAAACCCAATTGCAACATTCCCAGGTACTGGAGTTGTAGTATACGGTCAGAAAACATTACAAACTAAATCATCTGCTTTAGATAGAGTAAACGTTCGTAGATTATTAATTGAACTTAAGAACTATATTTCTCAAATTGCTTTAAATTTAGTATTTGAACAAAATACTATCGCAACAAGAAATGCATTCTTAGCTCAAGTAAACCCATACTTAGAATCAATTCAACAAAGACAAGGTTTGTATGCTTTCAAAGTAGTAATGGATGATACAAATAATACAGCAGATGTAATTGACAGAAATCAATTAGTAGGTCAAATTTATTTACAACCAACTAAAACTGCTGAATTCATTTATTTGGACTTCAACATTTTACCAACAGGAGCTACTTTCCCAGCATAAAAATTTAAGGAACTAATATTTATAACAAAATAACAAAATGGCAATTTTAAGTTCAAACGAAATATTTTTCACAGCCTTCGAACCTAAAGTACAGAATAGATTTATCATGTACGTCGATGGCATCCCTGCATATATTATTAAAGGTGTTTCCGGTTTAGGATTCGAACAAGGTGAAATCATTTTGAACCATATCAATACTTACCGTAAAGTTAAAGGTAAATTGAGATGGAACGATATCTCATTGACATTATTTGACCCTATTACTCCTTCAGGAGCTCAGGCAGTAATGGAATGGGTACGTTTACACCATGAATCAGTAACAGGTCGTGATGGTTATTCAGATTTCTATAAGAAAGATGTAGTAATCGATATCGTTGGTCCTGTAGGTGATATCGTTTCTGAATGGGTAATTAAAGGTGCCTTTATTAAGAATGCTAACTTTGGTGATTTAAACTTTGATAATGATACAGCCGCTCAAAACATTACAATGACTTTGGGTATGGATTATTGCGTATTAAATTTCTAAAAATACAAAAAAATACAAAAGAGCTCGCGATTCCTCGCGAGCTTCTTTTTTTCTACAATATTTATAACAAAATAAGTTTATGGCCGAATTTAAGTTTCCTACAGAAGTTGTTGATTTACCCTCAAAAGGTTTATTGTACCCAAAAGAATCCCCATTATCAAGCGGTAAAATTGAAATGAAATACATGACCGCTAAAGAAGAAGACATTTTAACTAACCAAAATTACATTTCAAAAGGTGTAGTTTTAGATAAACTTCTTCAATCATTAATTGTATCTAATGTTGATTACAATGAATTAATAGCTGGAGATCAAAATGCAGTAATGATTGCTGCTCGTGTTTTGGGTTATGGTAAAGATTATGAATTTTCTTATGCAGGTGAAAAACACACAGTTGATTTAACAACTTTAAAAGATAAAGAATTTGACGAATCATTAATTACTCCTCATAAAAACGAATTTAGTTTCAAATTACCCCATTCAGGTAATGAAATTACATTTAAAATATTGACTGTGGGTGATGAGGCAAAAATCAGAAAAGAATTAGAAGGATTAAAGAAAATCAGTAAAGAAGCTAATCCAGAAATTTCAACACGTTTAAAATACATTATCACTTCTGTAAACGGAGACCGTGAACAATCAGTAATTCGTAGTTTTGTAGATAATTATTTATTAGCTAAAGATTCAAGAGCATTACGTGAATATATTAAAAAAGTTCAACCTGATATTGATTTAACAGTTTCTTTGGAAATAGGTGGTGCCGAGGAGGACATCACTTTACCAATTACAGTTAACTTTTTTTGGCCTGAGTCTTGAACATAGAAAATACTTATTTGACCAAATACATCAAATAGTATTTCATGGTCAAGGAGGTTATAATTTTACGGATGTTTATGATATGCCTATTTGGTTAAGAAATTATACTTACAACCAAATTAAAAAATGGTACGATGAACAAAACAAAAAAGAAGACCCTGAAGAATTAACAAACAAAATAAAATCAGGACAAGTTCAAATTCCTGAACATTTTAGAGGTAAAAAAACAGCATACAATGGAGGGGCATCATAAAAATGATGCCCTTAAATATTTATAATATATGGCTGATAATCCAAATATTCCTAAACCGGAAGACGTAAAAAGAGTAAACGAGGAGTTAGGAAACTTAGAAGACCAACTTTTAAGTATCGCCAATACCTTATCCGATCGAATTAAATCCGCTATCGAAGATGTTAGAGATGGTGCTGATACAGTTGCTGAAATATTTGCTAAAAGATTAGATAAAAGTATTAAAGAAATAGCTAAAGGTTCTGATACTATATTAACTAATACCTTTAAATTAGCAACAGGATCAGCAAAAGTTTCTGATATTCAAAAACAAATAGCTCAAAATGAAACTAAAAGAGCAGCAATAGCCGCTAATTTAAAATCATTACAAGAAAGAGGAATAATAGATGCCACTACTAGAGCTGCTAAAGAAGCTGAATTAAATGAAGCTATTAATGATCAAAATGCTTTATTAGAAGATCAAGTAGCTTATGGAGAAAAAATTAATAAAAACTTAGGAGTAACTGGTGGACTATTAAAAGGTATAAATAAAATACCAATCCTAGGTGAATTTATAAACTCAGAAAAAGCATTAGCAGCAGCACAAGCTGAAGCAGCTAAAGAAGGAGGAAATAGATTAAAAGTTTTAGGAGCAGCAGGTAAACAGCTTGGTAAAGATTTAGCATCTAATTTAACAGATCCATTAGTATTGTTTTCAGCAGCCGCTGCCGGTATAGTATCAACTATTAAAAAAATAGACGAATTAACTACAGGTACTGCTCGTAATTTTGGTATTTCGAAAGATCAAGCTAATGATTTAAATAAAGAACTTAGTGGAATTGCAAGGTCTTCTAATGATAATTTTATAACAACATCAAAGTTAAACGAAACATTCCAAGCTTTAAATAGTAGATATGGTACTTTTGCTGACTTTAGTGAAGAAAACTTAGTAGCATTTACTGAATTAAATAAAAAAGCAGGAATATCAGTAGAAACTTTAGGTGCTTTACAAGATACAACCTTTTTAACAGGTAAAGGACTTAAAGAAACTACAGCTGAATTTGAAGGTCAAGTTAAAGCTTTAAAAGCACAAACTGGTCTAGCAATAAATGAAAAACAAGTTTTAGAAGGAATTAAAAACGTATCTGCCGCTACTAAATTACAATTAGGTGGTTCGGCTGAAGCTATAGCTACTGCTGTATTTAAAGCAAAAGCTTTAGGTATGGAATTAAAAGATCTAGCCTCAGTATCTGATTCTTTACTAAATTTCCAATCATCTATTGAAGATGAATTATCTGCTGAATTGATGACTGGTAAACAATTAAATCTAGAAGGAGCAAGATATGCTGCTTTAATAGGTGACCAGGCAATGTTAGCGGATGAAGTAGCTAAAAACATAGGTTCGGCTGCTGATTTCCAAAAAATGAATGTTTTACAGCAAGAGGCATTAGCTAAATCTTTAGGTTTAACTAAAGATTCTTTAGCTGAAACATTACTTCAGAGAGAAGCTTTAGCTAAATTAGGTGCTAAAGAAGGAGAAACACAAAAAGAAGCTTATGATAGATTAGTTGCTCAATATGGTGTTGAAGAGGCAAGAAAAAGAATTGGTGATGAAAATTTAGCAAACCAACTTGAATCAGCTTCAATACAAGAAAAATTTGCTAGCATAACAGAAAAACTTCAAGAAGCATTTATACCTTTAGCTGAAGCATTATTACCCATTGTTGATGGTTTTGCTAGTTTAGTATCTAATGCAACATTACTTAAAGTTGTATTAGGAGCAATTAGTGGAGCTATTTTAGGAAATATGGCTATGGGATTAGGTCAAAATATTGCTAAAATGGGTGTCTTGTTAGGTTTATCTACAGCTAAAGCAGCCGCTGAAACATCTGCCGCAACTGCTGTTTCTTTTGGAGCTATGCTTCCTGTAATTTTAGGTAGTGTTGGAGCAATTGTAGGCCTAATAGCAGCAGCAAGATCAGCAGATGACTTATTTTCACCTGGTGGTGGATATGGTAAACGTGTATTATTAGCACCCGAAGGAGCATTTGCTCTAAACGATAGAGATAATATTATAGCAACTACCAATCCAATTCCAGTAAATGATATGATTAGCAGACCTAAGGGCAGTATAAACGTTGCTCCTCCAGTTGCTGCTTCAAGTAAACAAGAAATTAAAGTAGCTCCTGCTAATACAGAAATATCATTAAATTTAAATGGTGCGGCTTTAGGAAATGCTGTTGCTCGTCAAGACTATAGCATAGGAAATAATATTAAATCTTTGGGAGGTAAAGTTGATTACAGCGCTCCTATCTAAAAATTAATATTTTTAATATTTATAACAAAATAAAATTATGGCAAGTTTATTAGATTTACTACAAACCAAAGGATCTGTATACACTAAATTAGATGGAATAACTCCTGAAGATCAATATTCTAGAGATATGACAGATAATCAGTCATTACACCAAGTAAATGGTCCTGATTTAACTAAATCAGTATTAGATTTAGATGCAAAGAAACCTGAAGGTTACAAAAATCCTGAAACCGGAACTACTTATCCTTAATGGCATTAAAAGAGTTACTTACTGACCCTAAAAATTTTAAATTTTATGCCGGTGGGCAAGGGCACTCTTCTACCTCTCTTAAATTTGGTCAAAGAAGTATTCCTTTTGGAAATGACAGACCTGGTGGAGGAAGCAGTAAGCAACCTTTTATAACCACTAATATCCCTCCAGTTAATGCTGATCCATCATCAGTATTTCCTGATTTTTTATTAAGAGACCCTAAAAATGCTCTTAATGATAGAATAGATGATTTAAGTAGAATTACTCAATTTCTAACAACTCCTCAGGGTTTACTTTTTATAGGTAAACAACAGTTACTTTCATTACAAAATCCAATTGTACCTGGAAGACCTAATAGACAAACTCCTATATCAGGTTTATATAATCCATTAATGACTCTTGCTCAAACAGCAGGAGCAGGTACAGGATTACATATTGAAAAACAAGGTTTATATCCTATATTTGGTAATATTGAAAAATATGAAACAATATATAAAAACCTTTCTAAGTTTGAAGCTACTAACCGTTTAACTCAATTATATAAAAGTAAAAAATTAGGTGAAATAGTTTTAGGTACTTATGGTGTGTCAAACCAGTCAGGTTTATTGTTATCTTATTTAGGAGGAGCTAATGTTAATTTAACAGGTAAAACAAACATTCCTTTATTTAATGATAGTAAAACACCTTTAGTAACTACTTCTGGATTTGATTATTCACAATTCAAAAGTAAAAATGTTATTTTAAATTACAATAATTATTTAGGTGTAACTAAAGAAGGTCTTCAATTAGGATACTTTACAGGAACTGTTACTAATATTTTATCTACTAGTGGTATAACTTGGAACGATAGTTATAACAGTATTAGTGCTGGAGGAGCTAAATTAGAAAATAATACTGTATATTATACTGGTAATACTTTTCCCGATACAAATCCTAATTTAACTAATCAATTAGGAGTATTTACATTCAGACAAAGAGATTATGAAAATGCTGATGTAAAAGGAAGACAAGGATCAACTAATGTACAAGATTTTAGAAAACAAATTATAGAAGATAAAACCCAAACAGATGCTTTTGGTGGTGCTTCTAAAAAATTATATTATACAGATTATTCTGACCCTCTTATTAATAAAGAAACAAGAGTTGGTTTAGGTAATCCTGGAAAACGTAATAGAAATCGTTCTAAATTAACATCATATGATAACGATACTGTAGATAGAGTTAATATGATTCCTTTATACTATGATGATATAGTATTAGATCCTGAATATGGAACAAGAGATTTAATTAAATTTAGATTTGAAGTAATAGATAACGCTAAACCAGGATTTTCAACATTTATACATTTTAGAGCCTTTTTAGGAGCTATAAATGATAATTTTAAATCTGAATGGAATACTACTAAATATATTGGTAGAGGTGAAAATTTCTACAACTATAGAGGATTTAGTAGAGATATAAGTTTTACTTTTAAAGTACATCCTCAATCAAGAGCAGAAATGAAGTCAATTTACCAAAAATTAAATTACTTAGCTTCATCTTTAGCTCCTGATTATAGTAATGGTTATATGAAAGGTAATTTAATAAGATTAACCATTGGAGATTATCTTTATATTGTACCTGGATTTATAACTAACTTAACATACACTATACCCGAAGAAGCTTCTTGGGAAATAGCTTTAAATGCACCCGAAAATGGAGGAGACGAAGGATTATTAGAAACTCCTAAATTTTTTGATGTAAACGTATCATTTACTCCAATCCACGATTTTGTACCTCAAGTAGGATCTAATAAAGACACAGCTCTTATTACCCCAGCAGCAACCGGTTCTAAAAATCCATATTTAACTAATAGTAAAATCTATAATTTTGGAAATGAATATAAAAGTGGATCTTTCTTACAAACAGGACCTGATTCGTTTAACCCAAATAGTTTAAAACAATTTGCAACTAACGGGGCTACTTACGAAAATGTATTTACTATTAAGACCCAAGAACAAACAAATCCAGAAACAACTAATTTTACAGGAAATAAACCACCAGTAAATGCTGCTCCTTTTTAATAAATGAATCGTTATTCAAACATAAAGCAATTTAAAACATCTACAGGTAAAACATATCTGGGTACTACTTATTATCCTGATATTCCGTATAGTGAAAGTGATATTTATGTTTACACAACTCAAGGAGATAGATTAGATAATTTAGCATTTCAGTATTATAGAGATTCAACTTTGTATTGGATAATTGCTGCTGCTAATCCTGAATTAACATTGGGTTCTTTATTTCCACCATTAGGAGTACAAATTAGAATACCAGTAGATGTAGATAGTGTAATAACAAGTTTTAACAATTTAAACAATGGCTAAGATACTAGGTTTACCATTTGACGATTACGTAAAAAAACAAATTGAAGTAAGACAAACAAAACTATCTAAAACTCAAAAAGCACCTGAAGATTTAGTAGTTTTTAATTCAAATACTTCATGGGTACGTCTTTCATCTGCAGTAAAAGTAGAACCAGGTAGAGCTAAAACATTAGCTGATAAATTAGAAATTAATGTTAATTTAATTCAAGAAAATGCTTTAGCAAGAAATTTAGTACTTTGGGGAGGAATTTCAAGTTTTTCTACTGGTAGTGATGGAGCTATTTTAGACCCCTTAAAAGGTGGAATTGGGTATGGTATAAATAATGCTTACGGATTTTTATCCAATAGTGCCCAAGGATTACAGCCATTACCAGGTATTGAAAATATATCATGTAATTATAAAAACAACGGTTCTTTAAAACAAGCACAAGTTAAATTAAAATGTTTTACTAGATCTCAATTTGAAGCCTTAGAAGCTATTTATCTTCGTTTAGGATATACTGTTGTTTTAGAATGGGGCAATACAGCTTTTTTTGATAACAGTAATCAATCTATTCTTATGTCAAAACACTCTATTCCGGATATTTTATTTGGAAAAAGTGGTAATGTTGCTCCTGAAACTATACAATCTAAATTAGAAAATAATAAAATAAGTACTGGTGGTAACTACGATGGAATGTTAGCTAAAGTATCTAATTTTTCATGGAATATACAGGAAGATTTAAGTTACGCCATTACTTTAGATTTAATTTCTGTTGGTGATATTATAGATTCATTAAAAGCAAATATTGGAGGAACACCAGGACAAGGTGATTTAATGACAAAAGTTGAAGTATCAGGAAGTATTCAAAATTTAGTATCAATTCAATTAAATAAAAATGCATCTCGTATAAATGCTTTTTTAAATGATTTATATGTTGAAGTATTTAAAGACGCTTTAGGTTCATGGCAAGTAAGTGGTGCAACCCAAGATGAAATTGCAAATGCTAATAAAGCGGTTGATGATGTTTCCTCAGGTGAACCTAAAAAAACACAAGATGTATATTTAGCTACTTTAAATGAATTTAAAAAATATGCTCAACTATGGAGAGAAGCTAAAGCAATATATAAGTTAGGTACTTTAGATTCTACAAGTACTACTTTTTTATCTAATTCTGCTGCAACTCCTGAACAACAAAAAAGATATTTTGCTATAATAGCTGAATTAGGATTCCCTACATATGAAATTGCTGGAATTTCATTTAATAAAAATGCAGAAGAAACTGATGGAGTTGTTAAGTATGAAGGTTGTTTAACAACTATAGAAAACTTTATTAAAGATGCAAAACCAGGAACTCCTCAATTTAATAAATTACAGAAAAATCAAGCTCAATCTAAAACATCAATAATTAATGCTTTAGAATATGGTCGTTTAGGCCCAGAAAATGATTATGATTGGGTAGAAGGTTCACAATATGAAGATGGTAATGGAGATTATTATTTTACTGATATAATTGAGATTAAATTTGGTATAGACGGATAATATGGGAGAATATACAAGTTTTATAAATAGTATAAAAGGAGTTGACTATAGAGGAGCTAACTTTATAGAATACAACGACAAAGGAGGAGAAATATATATCTCTTTCCAAACGGTTTTACGTTTTTTAAATGAATATGTAAATTTAAATTCAAACGGAAATCCAATTACTAAAATTGATTGGGAAAGTGATAAACCATTTTATGCTTTTTCAACAACTATTTCTTGTAATTTATCAAAGTGTTATATCTATAATGATTATTTAGGAACCACTCAAGGTGCTATATCAGATAAAGGAGTAGCAAATTTCCAAAAATTTAGACAATTTGTTGATTCTAAATTTACAAAATTAAATGAAACCCTAGAAAAAGAAGCAGGTAGTCCAAGCAAATTTTCAATTTATCCTCAAATAGGAAACATAAGTTATATTTACATTAACACAGGGTATTTAGCAGAATTAATTACTAAAAATAGTGATAATGCTGATAATAAAATTACAATAAAAAAATTACTACAAGATATTTGTAATGATTTAAATAAAGCCTTAGGTAGTGTAAATGATTTTCAAGTAACTACTGACCCAGATAGTAATATTGTTACTATTATTGATTTTAATCAAAAACGTATTAAGGGATTAGCTCCTGGAGAAGATCAACTTACAACTATAAAAGTACAAGGATTAGGTAGTTTTGTAACTAATGTATCTGCTCAAAGTTCAATCACCCCTGAAATAGCATCTATGATTTCTATTGGTGCTCAAAAAGAAGGTAGTGCATTAGGTGAGGAAGCAACCTCTTTTAGTAGATTAAGTGAAGGATTAATTGATAGAGTTTATCCTGAAAAAGAAATAGCTAATTCTACAAATACTAATAAGATTAGTACTAATGATACTTCTCAATTTGAGTCTAATATTGTTGCTTATAAACAATTAATTTCAAACCAGCTTACTGTTGGGGGTACTTCCGGTAAAATTTCAATTAAATCTGATGATAAATCAAATATTGAAAATATAGCTGTTGAATTATATAGAGCGTGTTTGGGTAAATTTACAACAACCAACCAATCCTCAACAGCATTTATTCCTGTAAAATTAGATTTAACATTGTCTGGTTTAAGTGGAATAAAAATATTCCAACGCTTTAATATATCAAGTGATATCTTACCTTATACTTACAAAGATAATTTTAATTTTATCACAACAGGTGTAAGTCATGAAGTAAACAATAATAACCAGTGGTTAACTAAATTATCTTCTCTTATAGCTATAAAAGAACAAGCAGTAACCTCAAGTAATGCTTTTTATGTACCTATAGGAATAATAGAAACACCACCATCAGAACAAACATCTACTACTGAAGCCACTACAACAACATCAACTACTAATTACAATTCATTTAAACCAGGACAAACATCTAGATTAATAATTCCTGCAACACAAATGGAGATAGCAAAAAACTCAACCGGACAAACAGCAGAAGTAATTAAATCACAACAAGATAGATTCCCAGATAAAATTTCAGGATATACAGTTACTAGTGGAATATTTAGAAATTCAAGTGGAGAATGGCATGGTGGATTTGATTTAAGTACAGACATAGGTACAAAAATTACATTTAAAAAAGATGTTATTTTTAAAGGAAATAGAAATGATCCAAAAGGATACGGAACCTATGTATTGGTAGAATATAATGGAAAAGGAGTAGTATTAGGTCATTTAAGTGAAGTTTATAAAGGAAAAGCTAAAATTGGAGACACTATTAAAGCTGGTGAATTAATAGGCAAAACAGGAAATTCTGGAAAATCAACAGGACCTCACCTACATTTTCATGTTTATAAGGATACCAAAGTATCACCAACAAATGCTGTTCTTCCATTAGATTATGCTCTTGAATTGTTAACATTAACTGCTTAATTATGTATTATCCTAAATCCAAAATAATCCCTGATCAATACACAAATGGAGACAAATTAATTTATGCTTCAAGTAGATTAAACTATTTAGGATATTATCATATTTTAGCAGATGGTAGAATTTTTAGTGGTAAAAATCCAAATGATGGTATTCCACAATTATTAGTATTTCCAATTGATGTTTCTTCAAGACCACAAACCATAGAGGAATTACCATTTCCAACTAATGAACCTGAAAATTATATCTTTAATACTACAGGAACAGATTATGATGCTATAAGATTAAAATCTAATATTCAACCCCCAAGTATATCTTTAATAGAACCTAAATATACTCCTCCTATAGCAACTTATCCATCATTTATAAGATACTTTGTTAAAAGAACAAACAATAGTGTTTATATAGAGGTAAATAAATCTACTTATAATGCTATAGAATCAAAAGATTCAAAATGGAACTGGGCTATTTATTTTGCTTTTAATATTCCTTGGACTACTGGAGGTAATTTTAAAAATGAAGTATATAAAGTAAATAGAGATATAGTATTACTTACTGAACAAAGATTAAAATTATACGGTTTTTCAAATTATATAACTGATTATACCGAATTTTATATTTAATTTGGCAATCACAATTCTTGATATTACATTCCCGTAAATCAAGGTTATGTTTTGGCTAATTGAAAAAGAAGAGCATTTGGATTATTTGAAGCAAAAGCCCATACAAGAGGCATTTGTTGAAATAATTCCATATCACGATAACATACACCCTGCTTTAAATGATGTGTCTTTAGTGTATATTAGACCGTTTAATGACACAAAAGGTTATATGTTATGCGTTGACCATAGTGAAACTACCTCGCTTAATAAAACGATTATAGGCGCTATACTACAAAGTATAGAGCGTGTGTGGGTACAAGATAAAAAACAAGCATTATATTATTTTCCAATTAAAAGCTTGTGTGACCTATCTCAACTTACCCCTCCGTATATACAAGATCCACCAAAAGTATTTAACCATTTTTATTCCAAATATCCGGATTATCCAAAGGTTAATAAACTTGTGCCGGTAAGCAAGCATTACGAAAGATGCGAACATATTTATAAACACGTTCGTAGTGTAATGCCTAAAGAGCTACCTGCTTGGTTTGATTTTTACAACAACAAAGTAGTATTAGCATTTTTTGGAATAGAAAAGAACGGAATTAAAATAAACAAGTATGAATTTGATAAACACTATGAGCTCAATCACGAATTTTATTCAATCCAAGGCGATAGGATCTACACATGCTATAATTTGGCTACAACAACACGTAGACCAAGTAACTCTTTTAATGGCATTAATTTTGCCGCATTAAACAAAGATAATGGCGCAAGGAGGAGCTTCGTATCGAGTCATGGTTTGGTTGAATTCGATATTAGTGCATACCATCCTAATCTTGTTGCTCGTTTGGTTACCTATGTTTTTAGCCATAGAGATGTCCACCAAGCCTTCGCAGAATTATACGGCACGAGTTACCAAGAGGCAAAAGAAATCACGTTCAAACAACTTTATGGCGGGGTTTTTAAAGAGTATGAGCACCTTGAATTTTTTCAACAAGTAAAGAAATTTGTAGACAATAACTGGAAAGAGTTCAATAACTCGGGTCAAGTTATCGTGCCAATTTCAGGTTATTGCTTTGAAAAAGACAAGCTGGAAAATATGAATCCACAGAAACTGTTTAACTATATGTTACAGAATGTGGAATCGGCTGTCAACACTTATATATTGATGGATATACATAAGTTGTTGAGAGGTAAGAAAACTAAGATCGTATTATATACCTACGATTCATTTTTATTTGAGGTAGGGGAAGGCGAGAAAGATATTGAGATTGAAATTGGAAAAATATTTGAAAAATATAAATTATTAACAAAAACAGGTTATGGAGACACATACGATTTTACGAAAAAATGACAATATGTATATGGGATACGATTTTGAACCTATAAACATAAGAGACGTGAATAATAAGTTATTTTGTACATTTACAGATTTAGAGGGACTTGATCAATTGATTGCCGCTATTACTAAAGCGTACTCAATTATGTACAACAAGATGTTTGTTTTGTATGTAAAGAGTACAGACGAATATGTTGTTACTTATAATGTAGAACAAGGTAATGTTGATTCAATTCCAGTAAATACTATTTTAGTACACAGAAAGAAAGAAACTAATACGCTTTATACAATTAATGCGTTGAATGATTTAATAAAAAAATTAAACGGTGGTGTAGTTGATCCTACTTACCGTGTGAATTGGCAACATTATAAAAACTGTATTTTGTTGACTAATCACAATGAGTTGAAACAATTGAATACAAAAGTATTTAAGATTGTTGAACTTTAAGTTTTTTTTTGTATATTTATAATCACATGAAAGATAATTTTGACTTAAAAAAATTCATTACTGAAGGTAAGTTAATAAAAGAAGATATTAATGAAGGGCAACTTTCATATGATCAAATGGAAACAATGGAAGAATTAGCTGGAAAAGATAATATGGATAAATTAAGAGATTGTAGTCGAGACATATTATTAACTTTAGTTGATAATGATTATGATGATAGTGAAGCTATTGCTTTTATTACCCAATATTTAAAAAACTTTTTATAAAATAAATAATAAGAGCCCTTCAAAAGAGGGCTCACCTTAACTTGGTTATACAATACCTCGTTCTTATATTTCCTACATTAAACTAATAAATTAAAATCATGGATATTAATGCTATTAAACAACGACTAAACGCTTTACAGTCGACGAACAACACAGGCAAGAAAGAAAAAATTGATTACTCAAAAGTTTACTGGAAACCAAAAGAGGAAGGCAAGTACCAAATTCGTATTGTGCCATCTAAATTGGACCCTAAAAACCCATTCAAAGAGGTTTTTGTACACTATGGGTTCGGAAAATTTCCTATTTATGCCTTAACAAATTGGGGCGAAAAAGACCCAATCGTAGAATTTGCTGCTCAATTGAGAAAAACTAATGACAAAGAAAATTGGTCATTGGCTAAAAAATTGGACCCTAAAATGAGAATCTTTGCTCCCGTTATTGTACGTGGCGAGGAAGAAAAAGGTGTACGCCTTTGGGAATTTGGTAAAGAAATTTACATGCAGCTTTTAGGTATTGCAGATGATGAAGATTATGGTGATTACACAGACATCAACGAAGGTAGAGACTTTACTGTTGAAGCCGTTAAAGGTGATATTGGTGGTCGTCAAGGATTGAAAACATCTATCCGTATTAAACCTAAAACTACTCCTTTGAGTGCAGATGCTACTTTGATCGGTACTTTCCTTAGCGAACAACCAAGTATTTTGGAAGTTCAACGTAAGAGAAATTATGATGAAATTAAAGAAGTTTTACAAAATTGGTTATCTCCAGAAGAACCAGAAGAAGGTTCAATCATTGATGATGAGGATGAAACAGAAGTAGAAGAAGCAGTAACTACAAATGCTAAAACTTATGCTTTGAAAACTCCTTTAGCTCCTAAAGCATCAAAAGCAGATCAATTTGATTCTTTGTTTGAAGAAGAAGACGACAACGATCTACCTTTCTAATTATTTAAATTAAAGTTATGGCTAGAACTAAGAAAAGCGAATCGCTAACGGCGGCAGTCTCTAAAGAGATTAAAGCAAACTTCAACCTTGATAAATTCAAGGAGAAGAAAATGCTTAACGGAAACGTTAAGTTTAAAGACCAAAAGTGGATCCCACTTAGTCCAGCCTTTCAAGAAGTAACTAGTGTGCCTGGTATTCCTACCGGGCACATTGTTCTTTTGAGAGGACATAGTGATACAGGTAAAACAACAGCAATGATTGAAGGTGCTGTTAATGCTCAAAAATTGGGTATTTTACCAGTTTTCATTATCACTGAGATGAAGTGGAATTGGGAACACGCAATCCAAATGGGCCTTGAGGTTGAAATGGATGTTGACAAGGAAACAGGAGAAGTAAACAATTTTAGTGGTTTCTTCTTGTATGTTGATAGAGAAACAATCAATACAATCGAGGACGTAGCAGTATTCATTGCTGATTTATTAGATGAACAGAAAAAAGGTAATTTGCCTTACGATTTATGTTTCTTCTGGGATTCAATCGGTTCAGTTCCTTGTGAACTATCTGTTAAATCAAACAAAAACAATAATGAATGGAATGCAGGTGCGATGTCTACACAGTTTGGTAACAATATTAACCAAAAAATTACATTGTCACGTAAAGAATCATCACCTTATACTAATACATTAGTATGTGTAAATAAGGTTTGGACAGCAAAAGCAGAAGTACCTATGGGTCAACCTAAGTTGATGAATAAAGGTGGATTTGCTATGTGGTTTGATGCTACGTTTGTAATTACTTTTGGTAATATTTCAAATGCTGGTACAAGTAAAATCAAAGCCATTAAAGATGGTAAACAAGTTGAATTTGCTAAACGTACAAACATTCAGATTGACAAAAATCACATCAATGGTATTACTACTCGTGGTAAAATCATTATGACTCCTCATGGCTTTATTAATGATACCGATAAGGAAATTAAGAGCTATAAGGATGCACATGCTAGTGAATGGATGCAAGTTCTTGGTGGAATGGACTTCGATATTTTTGAAGAAGAAGAACAATTTGAAACCATGAATATCTTTGAACAAGAGCCTGATTAATCGGGCTTTTGTATAAAAGATTTATTACATTTACGGTATGAAAAAGAGTGAATTATTAAACCTCCTAGATCAAATGGATAAACAGGAGCCGTCTCCTGCCAACCCACACGAAAGAGTGTTGCTTATCGATGGGTTAAATTTGTTTTTTAGGAATTTTGCAATGATGAATTTTGTGAACGAACAAGGAGTTCACATAGGAGGTCTAGGAGGTTTTATTCGCTCGTTAAATTCTTTAATTAAACAAGTTCAACCAACATCTGTTTATGTAGTATTTGATGGGGTAGGATCCTCACAAAACAGAAAAAATATGTTACCTGAATACAAATCAGGTCGTAATCTGGCTCGTATTACTAATTGGGATGTATTTGAAAATTTAGAAGAAGAACATGATGCTAAAGTAGACCAAATCGTTAGATTAATTCATTACCTAAAGTGTCTACCAGTTAAAACATTAAGTTTAGATAAGGTAGAGGCCGATGATATAATCGCCTATTTAAGTGATATATTGCCTAATAAACACGATTCCCAAGTTTTCATAGTATCCAACGATAAAGACTTTGTTCAATTAGTAAACAATAAAGTTACGTTGTATCGTCCTGCTGAAAAGGAATATTATACACCTCAAACAGTAAGAGATAATTTTGGTATATTAGCTGAAAACTTTATTATTTATAAAACACTATTGGGTGACCAATCAGATAAAGTAGAGGGTGTAAAAGGATTAGGTCAAAAAGGCATATTGAAAAAATTCCCGGAATTGGCAGAACGATATATTAGTTTTCAAGAATTAATTGAAATTTGTGCTGCTAAACATAAAGAACACGTTGTATATTCAAGAGTAGTTTTTGATATGGAACGTTTAGAAAATAATTATCGAATTATGGACTTAGAAAATCCATTAATTGACGATAATGATAGAGCTTATATGGAAGAATCAGTAGAAGAATCAGTTTCAGCTTTGAATATTGAGGCTTTTTTACGATTTTACAATGAGGATGGATTAGGAAAACTAATTAAAAATCCTGAATTCACATTAAATGACACTTACAAAGTATTAAACAGTTTTAGTAAATAAGTTATATGACATTAAACAATTTGTCCCAATACGGGGTTGGGTTTCAAATCAAAGTATTATCCTCTCTATTAACACATAAAGAATTCCTATTAAACATTCAGGATGTATTAAGTGAGGAATATTTTGATAACCAAGCCCACAAATGGATTATTAAACAAATCCTAGGTTATTTCCAAAAGTACCATACTTGTCCTAGTATGGATGTTCTAAAAGTTGAATTAAAAAAGATTGACAACGAGGTACTTCAACTATCAATTAAAGAACAACTTCGTGAAGCTTATAAAGCATCAGACGAGGATTTAAAATATGTTGAAGAAGAATTTTCTAATTTTTGTAAAAACCAACAACTTAAGAAAGCGTTGTTAACAAGCGTAGACTTTTTAAACGCGGGAGACTATGACTCTATAAGATCAATTGTTGATAACGCGTTAAAAGCGGGTCAAGACAAAAATATGGGCCATGAGTACAACAAAGACGTTGAATCTCGTTACCGTGAAGATCATAGATTAACAGTTGCAACACCTTGGGAACCATTCAATGAATTATTAGGTGGTGGATTAGGAGGAGGTGACTTTGGACTTATATTTGGTAATCCTGGTGGTGGTAAATCTTGGTCATTAGTTGCTTTAGGTGGTTATGCTGTTAAATTAGGATACAATGTTATTCACTATACTTTAGAATTAGGAGCTGATTATGTAGGACGAAGATATGACGCTTTTTATACAGGAATTGGTGTACAAAATATTACCAAACATAAAGACAAAGTAGAAGAAGCAGTATCCCAATTATCAGGACAATTAATTATTAAAGAATATCCAACAGGTAAAGCATCTATTGGAACTATTGAGTCACATATTAAAAAGTGTATTGACCTAGATTTTAAACCAGATTTGATTATTATTGATTACGTAGACCTTCTTCGCTCAAAGAAAAATAATCGTGAGCGTAAGGACGAAATTGATGATATTTATATAAGCACTAAGGGACTTGCTAGAGAGTTAAACTTACCAATATGGAGTGTATCTCAAGTAAACCGTGCTGGTGCAAAAGATGATATTATTGAAGGTGATAAAGCTGCCGGTTCCTATGATAAAATGATGGTTACCGATGTCGCTATATCCTTATCAAGAAAACGTCAAGATAAAGTCAATGGAACAGGAAGATTTCACATCATGAAAAATCGCTATGGAATGGATGGTATGACATTCAGTGTTAAAGCTGATACATCCACAGGTCATTTTGAAGTTTCCACCCAAATTGATGATGACGATGATTCATCTACATCAGCTAGCCAAAGCAATGGTTTTGGCACTATTGACTCAGTAGATAAAGCCCTTATGAGAAACAAATTTTTCGAACTACAAACAGACTAAATTATTAAAAAAAACAATGTTAACAACAGAATCACAAATTTTGTCGGAGATTACTACTCACCTTAAGTATGCCAAATACGTACCTGAAAAAAGCAGACGTGAAACTTGGGATGAATTAGTTACCCGAAACAAAGAAATGCACATTAGAAAATTCCCTCATTTGGCAGAGGAAATTGAAACAGCTTACAAATACGTTTATGACAAAAAGGTATTACCTTCAATGCGTTCAATGCAGTTCGCAGGTAAACCAATTGAAATAAATAATGCACGTATTTTTAACTGTTCTTATTTACCAATTGATGATTACAGAGCTTTTTCTGAAATCATGTTCTTATTACTTTCAGGATGTGGAGTAGGTTACTCAGTACAAACACACCACGTAGAAAATTTACCTGAAATTAGAAAACCACTTAAGTGGAAACGTTATCTAGTAGGTGATTCTATTGAAGGATGGGCTGACGCAGTTAGAATGCTGACTAAAGCTTATTTTGGTCATACTTCTACTGGTCCTTTATTTGATTTTAGAGACATTAGAGCAAAAGGTGCTTCTTTGATTACAGTAGGTGGTAAAGCACCAGGTCCAGAACCATTAAAAATTGCTTTAGTACATATGCAAGCGATTTTAGATCGTAAAAAAGATGGTGAGAAATTAACAACTGTTGAGTGTCACGATATTATTTGTCATTTAGCAGATGCTGTATTATCCGGAGGTATTCGTAGAGCAGCTCTTATTGCTTTATTTGATTTGGATGATGAAGATATGTTGACTTGTAAATTCGGCAACTGGTGGGAAAATAATCCACAAAGAGGTAGAGCAAACAATTCAGCAGTATTACTTCGCAGTAAAATTGACAAAGACACATTTTTAAATCTTTGGAAAAAAATTGAGGCATCTAATAGCGGTGAACCAGGTTTCTTATTTACAAATGACAAAGATGCTGGAACTAATCCTTGTGCTGAAATTAACTTAAAAGCTAACCAATTCTGTAACTTGTGTGAAATTAACGCTTCAGATATTGAAACGCAAGAAGAATATAATGACAGAGCTAAAGCAGCAGCATTTATTGGTACGTTACAAGCTTCATATACTGATTTCCATTACTTAAGAGATATTTGGAGAAAAACAACCGAAAAAGAAGCATTGTTAGGTATAGGAATGACAGGTATTGCCTCAGGTGCTGTATTGAAACTTGATATGAAACAAGCAGCTAAAGTAGCAGTTGCCGAAAACGAAAGAGTAGCAGCTATTTTAGGTATTAATAAAGCAGCTCGTGTTACTACAGTTAAACCATCAGGAACTACATCTTTAGTATTAGGCACCAGTTCAGGTATTCATGCTTGGCACGATGATTATTATATGAGAAGAATTCGTGTAGGTAAAAATGAAGCGTTATATTCTTATTTGAATATTTACCATCCTGAAATGTTAGAAGATGATTTCTTTAAACCAAATTTACAAGCAGTAATTTCAGTTCCTCAACGTTCTCCAGAAGGTGCTATTACACGTAAAGAATCAGCTATGGATTTGTTAGAGCGTATTAAAACAATCAACAAAAACTGGATCAAACCAGGCCATAGAAAAGGTTCAAATATGCATAATGTATCAGCTACTGTAACTATCAAACAAGATGAATGGGCTACTGTAGGTGATTGGTTATATGAAAACAGAGAGTATTTCACAGCGTTGTCTTTCTTACCTGAAGATCTTGGTACTTATAAACAAGCTCCTTTTGAAACAATTACACAAGAAGAATTTGAAGCAGCTGTTGGTTCATTACATGCTGTTGATTTATCAAGAGTAATTGAAATAACTGACAATACCGCTTTAATGGATCAAGCGGCTTGTGCTGGAGGAGCCTGCGAAATAATTTAATATTTGAATTATGTGGAATAGTATAAAAGAGAGAATATTTCCTTTCATAATCGCGCTTTCCGCACTATCAGTAAGCGCATCTGCCGCTTTTTATAGCGTAACCGGTCTCAGCATGTTATTTGCTGGGGCTGGTTTTGCTGTAATGATTATGGCATCTTCTTTAGAGATAGCTAAATTAGTTATTGCTTCTTTACTTTATCAGTACTGGAATCAGTTAAATAAAGTTCTTAGAATTTACTTAACAATAGCAGCTGGTGTTTTAATATTAATTACATCAGCCGGTATTTATGGCTATTTAAGTAATGCCTATCAAAAAACGGCCGACCAAACAAGTATTATTGACTCTAAAATTGCTGCTTTAGAATCTAAAAAGAAGTTATTTGAGGAAACTAGAGATAATATTTTAAAAGAAAAACAATCTATTGCTAACTTACAAGGTACTTTATCTCAAGCATCAACTACCCAATTTACAGATAAAAATGGTAATTTAGTAGTAAGATCAAATAATGCAGCTTTAAAAAATATTGAATCATCTTCTAAGTCAAATGAAAAGTTGTCTTCTAAAATTGATGTAGTAAATGACTCTATTTTTTCTATTGAAAATAAAATTTTAGAAATTAGAACTACTGCTGTTGGTGAAAGTGAACTAGGTCCTTTAAAATACTTAAGTGGACTTACAGGAGTACCAATGGAAAAAATCATTAACTGGTATATTTTAATTATTATATTTGTATTTGATCCACTAGCTATTTCTTTAGTAATTGCAGCTAATTTTGCTTTTGCTAAATTAAAGCAAAAAGAAATACCTCTTGAAGAAAAAGTAGAAGATATGAGAAATGTAGTTGAGGCCTATGATAATTTACAAGATGAAATAAAGGACTGGGAAGAAGCTAGTCTAACAGATCTCCAGGATTATGAAGATTATGCAAAAGAATACGAGATTTATAAAGAACAAGATAAAGAATTTTTACAAAAAGAAAAACCTAAACCAGAACCTAAAAAAGAAGATGATTGGGTAATAGAAGATGAAGATACTGAACGTGAACGAGAAGTTGAAGCGGCTTTGGAAAAGATAGAATCTTTAGCTAATGACATAAATAGTGCTGAACATTTTAAAAAAGAGGAAACACTAAAAGAAATTCAAAAGTTAAAAGATTTTCTAAAATCTAATAATAAAGACGAAACAATAACATATTTTTAAAAACTATTTAGAATCATTCTAAATGAAAGAAAGGGTTGGCATTGTCAACCCTCTTTCGTATATTCATGTCATGATAAAGGTTATGATGAATCAAGAAGATATTTACCAAGCAGAACAAGAATTAGCTCGTTTTAATGAGTTGATGAGTAAAGAAATCCTTAATCAAGAGGAGTATGAGTTTTGTAAAGCATGGGATGCTGAAGAAGCTAAAAATTTATTTCATAATGCTTGGAATAACACTTATTTGAATTTAAATTTATATTCTGAAATTGATAAAGAAGAATATGATTTAAGAAGGGAAATGGGTATATGAGTATGATTCAAGAGTATTTGGAGTGGAAAAAAACATATGATCCTACTCCACCAAAACCAAACAAAACATACAACAAGTTTTTTTGGTGGCGCCGTTATCAAGAGCACAAGTCATTATCTAAAATGGCCTCTATTTGGGATAAAGCCAAAAATGGTGATTATGATGTTTCACCTTATTGGAAACAACGTGAATGGGAATTTTGGTTTGAAGAACAAGAAATAGCCAAATTCAAAGCCAATTATACAGGTCATATTGAAAATTTTGGTTGGGCTGAAAGACAAATTACAAAATTATTTTGGGAGCGTAGAAAGCGTTTATTGAATGATGCTGAACGTGATGAACATAATCGTTGGCAATCACTTGTAAAGGATCTCAAAACATGTTTTGGTGGTGATGAAGATACAATCAAAACAATGTTTGAATCGTTTGAAGGTACAATGACTGAATTTATTGATGCTTATCGTAATTCAAGAAATCTTCCAAAAATCCAACCTCCTCCTAAATTTTAATTTGGTAAATCGAATATTTATTATTACATTACAGTTATGAAAATCAGTCATGAAGTTCCTATTTGTTTGCTAGAAGATAGTCTAGATTTCAATGATTATCAGTATTGCTTACCTCATTTATTAGACCAGGACGAAGATTATAAAAATTTCTTTTATAAAGTAAAGCAAGAAGGTGTTTATACTATAATGGATAATTCACTTCACGAACTTGGTCACGCATATGATAGATCTCGCTTACTATACTGGATAAATGAGTTAAAACCAAATGAATTTATCATACCAGATGTATGGCAAGATACAAATGCTTCTATTGTTAATGCTAGAGAATGGGTTCAAGTTAAATTACCTAAAGGTGTTACTAAAGTAGCAGTTGTTCAAGCTCAAAACTTTTTAGATGCTGTAGTTTGTTATCAAACATATAAAGATTTAGGTTATGAAAAAATAGCATTTTCATATGGTGTTGAATATTATTTAGATCACTCAAATCATCCAAACCAAAATCTTGCTAAAGCATTAGGTAGAATTGAGGTTGTAAGTAGAATGTATAATATGGGTTTAATTCAACCAAATGATAGAGTACATTTACTCGGTTGTCAGGTACCACAAGAATTTAGTTGGTATAAAAATGCTGATTTTATTGAAACAATTGATACATCAAATCCAATTATGGCTACAATTGATGGTATTCAATATGGTCGTAACGGTTTGCTTGAAAAACCAAAAGCAAATATGAATGATCACTTTTATACAACAGATATAGATTATAATTTGTTGGATTGGAATTTAAGAATGTTTAGAAAATTATTAAAATAAGTTATGGAAAAATTTTTATCACTTTATGATTATCTCGGTAAGCCCGCAGGTAAAGAATTAGGACTTAAAGTAAGCAATGATGCTCGTGCTATTGGAATCCCATCCCGAGTTAAACAAGTATCAAATCCCAAATACACAGGAGAAATATTAATGTATCCTGAAAATTGGTTAATTGGTTATTTTAGTACAGGTCAATCAAACTTTAATTTAAATACAAATGATGACGACAGAACCCTCCCCTTCTAAACCAATGAAAGATATTAATCCTGCTTGGGAAGCAGAGATTAAAAAAACACTAGATGCTTTATGGGAAAATAGACATCGCCTAAGTTTGGCTAATGTAGAACTTTTACGTAGATTCGCTAATAAAACAAAATTATAATATGGAACCACATCCATTTACAACATCACTTGGTACATCAGGTATATCAAGCATATCATATTCAGGCTTGAGTGATTACTCAACTGGAACTGATTTCAGAATTAGTTCTGGAACTACAGCAACACCAAACACAATATCATTTTCTCATCCAATTAATTACACATCACCATCAATAACACAAATTATGCAAAATAAAGTAGCAGTTTTTAAAGTAACAAGAGACGAAGACAACAAACTTACTAAAACAGAATTTCTAAAAGAAATGTGGATTGAAACCAAAAATGGACAATCAGTAGATTTTCAAGTAGCTAGAGATAAAGATTTAGCTGATTATGAAATGTCTGATTTAGTTATCAAAACAATTTTAACAGTATCATTCTAATGAAAAAGCAAGCAGTATTGTCATTGAGTGGAGGAATGGATTCTTCCACTCTACTGCTTCATCTACTTGCCAACGGCTATGAAGTAACAGCATTATCTTTTGACTATGGTCAAAAACATTCAGTTGAACTTGAACGCGCTCAGGAATTAGTAAATTATATTAATGGTCAAACTTACATGTCTGACCGTCCTAGAGATTATGAATTGATAAAGTATCAAGTAATTAAACTTGACGGTTTATCTCAGCTACTAAACTCAGCTTTAGTAACAGGTGGAGCAGAAGTTCCTGAAGGTCATTATGCTGAAGAAAATATGAAAGCAACAGTTGTACCTAATAGAAACAAAATATTTAGTTCAATTATTCAAGCAGTTGCCTTATCTATTGCTGAAGCTAATAATACAGAATGTGTTATTGCTATGGGAGTACATAGCGGGGATCATACAATTTATCCTGATTGTACCGAAAATTTCAGAAATGCAGATGAATATGCTTTTAAAATAGGTAACTGGAATTCTGAATTGGTAAATTATTATACTCCATATATGGAAGGAAATAAATTTACTATTCTAGAAGATGGTTTAGTATGTTGTGAGCAACTAGGATTAGACTTTGATGAAGTTTATAGACGTACAAACACATCTTATAAACCAATTAAACTAAAAGTTTATTACCATTTAGATAACGGTGATGTTGAAGAATATGAAGAATGGTTTTCCGATTTTAAATCAGCATCCTCAGTTGAACGTGTAGAAGCATTTTTGAAATTAGGTAGAAGAGATGCAGTGAATTACGCTGATGAATTCGGCCCAGTAACTTGGGAATATGTTGTTGAATATGTAAAACAAGTTTTAGAAGAACATAATAAATAATCATATTTTGGATCCAGTTACACATATGTATAACCGGATCTAAAAATATAATTATGGAATTAAAAACTTGCCCTTCATGTCAACATCAAAAACCTATAACTGATTTTTATAAAAATGGTGGTAAATGTAAACTTTGTCAACATGCTTATAATAAAACACATAATATAAAGAATAAAGATAAATATTCAAAATATAGTAAAAAAGCAAATAAAAAAGCAAACGATAGAGGACAACATTTTATGAACAGACATAAATCTTTAGTTGGGTGTCTAAAATGTCATGATAAAAGATATTGGTTAATTGATTATCATCATTTAGATCCTAAAGAAAAAGATAAACCTGTTCCCCATTATAAGAATAGAACTTTAGATGTTTTGAAACTAGAAATAAGAAAATGTATTCCTTTATGTCGTAATTGTCACACTGACTTTCACCACCAAGAAAAAACAAAAGGAATGAAAATAGAGAATTATCTAATTTGGAACCCAGAAAAAGAGTACGTATCTTCCGTTCTAGATGAACACGCGAAGACAGTATAGAAAATCACCTCCACCACAACAAATGTATGTGGTGATTAATAGAGAAGGAGAAGTATTCACCGGACTATATAAAGGTTATGCTCATTGGTCTTATGACTGGTTTGAGGCAAAACCATTAAACAAAGAAAATACATCTTGGCTCCTGCGACATAATCCAGGAGCCGAGTTAATTAAAGAAGAAGAATTAATATGAACCACCCAGACCCTAAAAAACACCAAATTGTAAGCTTCCTTAAATCAGCCGTTAGATTAACAGGCTATGGAGCTTTATTGTACAGTATTGGATTAGGAGTATTTATCCTAATTATTAGCGAACTTATTGGAATTGTAGAAGAATTAGTATGAAAAAATTATTTTATTATAGTGCACCATGGTGCGGACCCTGTCAATCATTTGGTCCTGTTATGGATCAATTATCATCAATTATACCTGTTGTTAAAGTAAATGTAGATTATGAAGCTGACTTAGCTGCTAGAGCTAATGTTAGATCAGTTCCTACTGTAATACTCGTGGAAGGTGAAACTGAAATTCGTAGATTCACTGGTGCAAGAAGTTATCAACAAGTAATAGATTTTATCAATGGGTAGTTTTAGATCAACAAAAGTATTTGACGGTTATTCAACAGTATTCCGTCAATGGAGAGCCAAAGGAACACATTGTAAGTTTCTTCATGGTTATGGAGTAAGTTTAAAAGTATGGTTCGAAGGTGAACTTGATGAGCGTAATTGGGTTTGGGATTTTGGTGGTATGAAACGTGCTAAAGGTACTATTGATGGTATGAATCCTAAAGCATGGATGGATTATATGCTTGATCATACAACCATTATGGCAGAGGATGATCCATTATTAGATACTTTTAAAACACTAGACGCGACCGGAGCTGTACAGCTAAGAATACTACCATCAGTAGGAGCAGAACGTTTTGCTGAATATTTTTATAATAAGCTAAACGATTTTGTACAAGCAGAAACAGAAGGTCGTGTTAGAGTGGTACAAGTTGAATTCCGTGAACATGAAAAAAACACAGCATTTTATAAAGGATAATTATGGAAATTAAAAAACCAGGTCGTATTACAGACTATAACAAAAAATTACCTTTACTTGAATTGTATCCTTGTGTACAATCAGAAGGTTCAAGACAAGGTAGACCAACTATAGCTATTAGAACAACAGGATGTACCCACAGATGTTGGTTTGGTGAAGGTGGTTGGTGTGATTCTTGGTACACAAGTATTCACCCAGAAAAAGGTATTTATACATTTAACGACATTATTAAAATCTATGATGAGAATCCTCATATTAGAGAAATGATGTTAACAGGTGGTTCTCCAACTATGCAACCAGATTTAGTAAATGAACTTACTCATTTTGCCTATTCTAGGGGTATATTTATAACCATTGAAACAGAAGGTTCTCACTACGTTGAAACAGATTACCCAATCGGGTTGGTATCTCTTAGCCCTAAGTTTAGTAATAGTGTCCCAAAGCTTGACGTTACTACGCCAATGGGTAAGTTGGTTGACCAAAAAATGATTGATCAACACAATAAGCTTCGTTTAAATAAAGAAGCAATGTCTCAAATGATGGCTTATCATGGTGACTATCATTTTAAACCAGTATGGGATGGAACTGAAGAAAATTTAAATGAAATTGAATCATTTAGAGTTGAAATGGATATTCCAAAATGGAAAACATGGTTAATGCCTGCTGGTGATACTAGAGAAACATTGATTCATATGTATCCTATTTCAATTGAAAAATGTATGGAAATGGGTTATAATTGGACTGGTAGAGATCACATTATTGCTTACGATACTAAACGTGCTGTATGATGGATTTATTATCAACACATCCTGTTAAAAAATTAGATTTAGGTTTCCACGGTAATCTATTCGGCGGTAAATTACTTAGCTGGATAGATGCCGCGGTTGCTGCTTATGCAATGGAAAAATGTAGATCCCAAAACATGATTACAGTAGCTATAGATAAGTGTATTTTTAAAAAACCAGCAAAAGAAAAAAATCTAGTTAAAATATATGCTGAAGTATCTAAAATAGGAAACACTTCAGCAACCTTTAAAGTAGAGGCAAGAGCATATAATGTTTTTAGAGGAGATGAGGTTACATTATTAGAAACAAGTATGACTTTTGTTAGAGTAGATGATGAAGGAGCTCCTATATCTATTTCTCAAACAGTAAAAGATAAATATAAACTTCCTGATTCTAAACTTTAATATTTATAATGATGAAACCCGTAATTACTTATTTTTATGGCCAAGGATGTGGTGCTTGTAGAAGTATTCAACACATTATAGATGAAGTAAAAGAACCTTTACAAATGGAAATTGTTAATACTTATGAAGATACTGTATTAACTGAACAATTTGAAGTAGAATATATTCCTACTTTAGTTATTGAAGATGAAAATGGAAAACATCAATTTGAGGGTCCATATGAAATCAAAAAAGTTTTGAAACAAATAATTTTATGATAACACTGTTTACAGAAAAAGAAATTAAAAACAAAGTAGGCGAAATTGCTTACAACATTAAAAAAAGACAACACGAACAATCTCCCGTGTTTATATGCGTTTTAAACGGCGCATTTATGTTTTTTACGGACTTGGTGAAACAAGTAGGTGATTGCCATATAGACTTTATAAGTGCGAAATCTTACGAAGGAACATCGCAGGGTGAAATTCGTATTCTAAAATCAATTGATATTGATATTGAAGGAAAAGATGTTTATTTAGTAGATGATATTTACGATTCAGGTAATACTATGAATCGTTTGATTAAACATTTAAATTACCTAAAACCAAAATCAATTACCCCAGTTACGTTATTTAAAAAGCATTATTCTAATAGTCCTGATTTAATTTATGGTTTTGAATTACAAAACGAACATTGGTTAGTAGGATATGGATTAGATGCGGCTGACGGTACAAAAAGGAATTTATCACATATACTTGGATATTTACCTGAAGATTAATATATTACAAAGAGTTATGAATAATAAAACATTTAAATTAAATTTAGAAGTAGTAAAACAAGGATATGCTAATGGTGTTGCCCCTGGTTTTCCATTAACCGAAGATGAAAAATGGGAAATGGTAGATAGAGCAACTGAAGCATATGGACAATTTTTAGATGCTTTAGGGTGTGATTGGAGAAATGATCCTAATTCCCAAGATACTCCTCGTAGAGTAGCTAAAGCATATGTATTTGACCTATGGAAAGGTAGATATGAACCAATGTCTGACATTACAGCTTTCCCCTCAGATGGTTATGATGGTATTGTAATTGAAAGAAATATTCCACTTACATCAATGTGTTCTCATCACCACCAAACAATTGGAGGCGTTGTTCATGTTGGTTATGTAGTAGGTGAAGGCGGTTCAGTAATTGGTTTAAGTAAATTAAATCGTATTGTAGAACATTTTGGTCGTAGAGGTGCTATTCAAGAACAACTTACATCAGCAATCCACCAAGCAGTAGATAAAATTACTGAAGGTAATAAAGGTGTTATTGTGACTGTAGTTGCTACACATAATTGTGTTAGCTGTAGAGGTGTAAAACACCAAGGTGCTTCAATGGTTACCACAAAAGCATCAGGTGTGTTTATGGATAATAATAATCTATCTCGTCAAGAATTCTTTGATAGTATTAAAATTAATAATGGAGGACATCAAATTTAATATGGTAAAAATTTTCGCATATAAAGAACATCCAGATGCAGTTGTACCAACTGTAGCTTATGGATCAACATCAGCCTGTTTTGATATCACATGTACTGAAACAACTACTATTCCTGCACAATCATCAGCCGTAGTTCCAAATGGTTTGAGATTAGTAATTCCTGATTCACAAAAATATTGGATGCAGATTCAATTACGTTCAAGTAAAGGATTTAAATTTAGTTTAATTCCACATTATGGAACAGTAGATGCTGGTTATACAGGACCACTAGGAGTAAAAGTTTATAATGTAGGTAACGAAGATGTAGTTATTGAAAAAGGTGAACGTTATGCTCAAATCGCTGTTATTCCTAAACCTGACTATGAAATCGTTGAAGTATCAGAAGAACAATTTGAATACATCAAAGTAAACCAGGGTAGAGGCGATAGTGGATTTGGTTCTAGTGGTAAATAATTTATTTTTTCTATTGAAAGAAGCTTGGGAAACCAAGCTTTTTTTATTATATTTAAGTAATGTATCAAGCTATCTTTTACGATAAAGACGAAAGACAATATTATTTGAGAGATGATAGATGGAGTGGTTTTAAAACTGTTCAACACTATCCTACATTTTATGTTGCTGATCCTGATGGTGAATTTGTTACTTTAGAAGGTACAACTGTATCACCTGTAAAAAAGATGGACAATTGGAAAGATCCTAAATACTTTGAAAAAGATGTAGATAAGGATACTAGATTATTAGTTGATTATTACTATGAATCAGATGAAACACCTAAGTTTCATAATATTGTTTTTCTAGATATTGAGTGTGAAATTGCAGGAGCATTAACTCCTGAAAATATTCGTAATCCTAAAGGTAAAATTACATCTATTGCTCTTTATGACAATAATTCTAAAAAATATTATTGTTTGATTTTAGATGAAAAACAAATAATGAGTCCTAAATCTCATGATTATAAAGAAATTATTCCTTATATTAACGAAAAGGATTTATTAAATGGATTTTTAGAGTTATGGATAAAACTAGATCCTACCATTTCATCAGGATGGAATAGTGCATTTTTTGATATGCCTTATTTGTACTTCCGTATGAAAAATATTTTAGGTGAGGAAACAGCAAACTATCTATCTCCAATTAATAAAATTATATATAACGAATATAATAGTGATGATCCATTAACTATTGGAGGTATTAATCACTTAGATTATATGTTGTTGTTTAAGAAATTTATTACTAAACAAGAACCATCTTATCGTTTAGGTGATATAGGTACTAAATATGTTAAATTAGGTAAAATTGATTATGAAGGTTCACTTGATAAATTATTTGTAGATGATATAGATAAATTTATTGATTATAACTTACGAGACGTTGAAATTATTGTTGAATTAGAAAAAGCACAAAAATATATTGAGTTAACAGTTAATATTTGTCATTTGTGTCATACTCAATACAACACAATTTATTACTCAACAATATTGAATGATGGAGCTATTTTAACTTATTTAAAACGTAAAAATATAGTTTCACCTAATAAACCAACCACTTACAATCCAGGTCTAAGAGATATTAGTGTTAAAAAAGCAAAATACGAATATGAACAAGGCAATATCTCTAAAGATGAATATGAAGAAATAGTACTATTAGCTGAATATGCTGGAGGTTATTTAAAAGATCCAGTACCTGGTCTATATGAATGGGTTATTGACTTAGATTTTACTTCATTGTATCCTTCTATTATTCGTTCTTTAAATATGGGAATTGAAACATTAGTTGGTAGAGTAGTTCATAGTGGTAAATTTGATAATCAGTGGTCATTGAAAGAATTAAAACAAATGGACCCTGAAAGAATTGTTAATATTGAAAAAATTAAAAAAGATAGAACAATTGCTACTTCAACTATCAAAGTAAAAGAACTTATTGAAATAATTGTAAAAAATAATCTTTATATTTCAGCACCTGGTGTAATGTTTCGTAAAGATAAATCAAGTGTTGTATGTGAAATATTAGCTGACTGGTTTGCCAAACGTCAAGAATATAAGCGTTTAATGAAACATGCTTATAAAGTTGATAAGGATCCGGTAATGGGAGCCTTTTATGATAAACGTCAACATGCTTATAAAATTAAATTAAATGACGTTTATGGTGTATTTGCTATTAATGGTTGGAGATACACAGATGGTAACAAATTTATTTCAAAAGCTATCACTTTAACTGGTCAACGCTTAACTCAAGAATCTATTAAATTTGTAAACAAATGGATGAATGAACAATTAGGTACAACTGATAAAGATTACATAGTTACTTCAGATACTGACTCATTGTTTATTCAAGTTAAAGATTTAATTTTATCCCGTAAACCAGAATTAGCTACTGCTGACCAAGAAACAATTGTAAAAGCAGTATTAGATGTTGCAACTGAAGTACAAAAATTAGCAAATGATAATTTACATATTTTAGTACAAGAATTATTTAATGTTAAGTACCCTGAAGAACCTCATTACTTTGAACTAAAACAAGAGGTTGTACTTGATAGAGGCTATTTTGCAGGTAAGAGAAGATACGCCCAACATATTGTTAATAAAGAAGGTGTACCAACAGATGAACTAGATGTTAAAGGATTAGATTTGATGAAATCAAATTTCCCACCATTGTTTAGGAATTTTGGAGAACATATTATTAATGAAATCATGTTTGGTAAAGAAAAAACAGACATTGATAAACAAATTCTTGAATTCAGAACATCAATAAGAACAATTGATTGGAAAAAAATACTTAAACCTACAGGCCTAAAGAAATTAAGAGAATACATTGCATCCGCTCCTAGATCTGGTGAGGTATTTTCTAAATTAGGTAATAAATGTCCTATTAATACTAAAGCAGCTATTTACTATAATGATATTTTAAAGTTTAAAGGTTTAGATAAAAAATATCCAACATTTCAAATAGGTGATAAAATGTATATTGCTTATTTAAAAGCTAACCCTTATAGAATTGATGTTATTGGATTTAATGGTTATAATGACCCTCCAGAAATAATGGAGTTTATACAAAAATACATAGACAGAGACGGTTTGTTTGATGGAGTTATGAAAAACAAATTAGAGTCATTATATTCCGACTTGGGTTGGGGTGCTGTAGTACTTAATCAAAATATAAATAAATTTTTTAGTTTTTAAAATGATAAATAAATTAGATCTTACATCAACAATTTCAAAATACTACCTTAACGGAATGATTGAGGCAGTAAAATGGGAAATCAAAGACAATAACTTAACAATCAGATTCAATGCTCCTGATAAGACAATGATTGGTAAGGTAACTTATGAAGGTTTTGAATTAGAGGATTCCGATATTGGAATTAGTAATACTACTCAACTAAATAAGTTACTTGCCATTACAAATGGTTATTTAAGTTTAGAATATTTTAAACAACACAAACTTATTACTAAGCTTATTATAGCAGATAATCAATTTACACTTAATTATGCTTTAGCAGATACTATGATTATTCCTAAAGCAGGTAGTTATGTAGGTGATGGTCAATATAATATCGAAGCCAATTTAGATAACGAAAGTATAAACGCTATAGTTAAAGCAAAATCAGCTCTCGCGGAAACCGATACAGTTGTATTTAAACCGTTTACTAACGCTGATAATGAATTACAATTAGAAATGTTATTTGGTGGTAATATTGAATACTCAAATAAAATATCTTTTTATATTCCAGATATTACTACTAATAGTTTACCATCTGATTTTAAAGTACACTATAATTCAAATCTAATTAAAGAAATTATGTATTGTAATAAGGATGTTGCTAATTGTACTATGGGTATTAATTTAGATGGAGTAATGAGACTTGCATTTGATAATGGAAAAATTCAAAGTGAGTATTATTTGGTTGCAAAAGAATTATAATTAATATATTTATATCAAATTATGGGTTTTGAATTAATTAAGGTTGGTGACGACTTATATACAGTCGAGCGAAAAATTCCTGAAGCATCAGGTATTGACACAAATTTATTTAAAGGATACACAAACACAACAAACGTTTTTAGAAGAGACGGATTGTATTGGTTTTGTCGTTTAATTGAAGAAGCTCAAATTATTGAAGATGAATCTATAGAAGAAGTAACAACAGTAGAAGAAACAACTATCGAAGAAAACTTGGAAAATCAATAAAAAGTTATTATATTA